CCGGGGCCGCGGGCATCGCCGCTGGTTCCACTGCCGCCGTTGCCGCCGTCCACGCCACCCGGGCCAAAGGGACGGCCGCCTCCACCCGAGCCGCCATCCCCGCCCTTGGCGAAGTTGCCCCCGCCGCCCTGGCCGCCTCCCGCCACCGCTCCGAAGGCCGTGCTGTTGCCGCCCGCGGGACCGCTGTAGCCCTGACCGTTGCCGGCCGCGCCACCCGTGCCCACAACGACGGAATATCCCGTGCCGACGGAGAGTGTGGGAACCGCGGCGGTCTTGGTATAACCGCCGCCTCCGCCCGCACCGAAGTCGCCCCCGCCGCCGCCGCCGCCCACCAGGAACACCTGCGCGCCCTGCGTCCCGGCGCTGCCGACATAGGAGAAGGTAAGCGTGCCGCTGGTGAGCAGCCTCAGCCGCCAGTTGAAATTGCCCTCGTCAATGAGCTGGTGCGTGCCGGTGTAGGTATACGTGGGCAGGTAGGAGCGCACGGTGAGGGTGGCGGTGCGGCTGTTGACGCTGCCGGCCTTGTTGGTGACCTTGCAGTA